TATATGCCTAGGAATATTTCTTTAATTGGCCTTTATGTCAAACGGTAACTTACCTAAAACGAATGATGATTTTGAATGGGAAGTAGATGCATTCGCGGATATCAAGGTCTTACGTTATAAGGTTCCTGGTTGGGAAGACCTTCCATTAAGGGCTAAGAAGTTGGCCTATTACCTCATTGAAGCGGGTAGATCAGGATACGATATCATATGGGACCAAAATTACAAGCATAACCTTACGATACGTAAGGCACTTCTAGCCATGTGGAAGACTTCTAGCATTGACAAGACTGATCAACAATGGAAAGCATTAGAAACGTACATTAAACAAGTCTTCTTCGCAAATGGTATTCATCATCATTATTCGAATGACAAATTCGAACCGCAGTTTACGAGAGAATATTTCGGAAATTGTTTGAAACTTTTGGGAGAAACTCTTTCAGATGAGGTTCTACAGGTAATTTTCGATCCCAAGATCGATGCCAAAAAAGTCGAACAAAATGAGGATGTAGATGTAGTTGCAAATTCTTGTGTTAACTTTTATGGTCCAGACATTAAACGCGATGAAGTGACAGCTTTCTATGCATCTATGATCGATGCCTCAGATGCTACACCTATTTCCTATGGTCTAAATAGCAAACTGGTAAAAGTTAATGGACAACTAAGGGAGGAACCATATAAACTTAATGGTTTATATAGTTCAGCAATATCAAAGATTATCCGGAACCTTGTAGCTGCAAAGCAGTATGCTCCAACTGATATGGCTGAAGGGTTAGGTATTTTGATAGAGTATTTTCTCACAGGAGACCTAAAGAAGTGGGATGAGTATTGTATCCATTGGGTAAGTGAGGGAAGAACTAAACCTGAAACTGAAAGTCATATGAACCCAGAAGACGCCAACTTAGTAGACTATATACTAGGTTTTATCGAGGTATATAGTGATCCTTTAGGTAAGCGTGGTACATTTGAGTCAGTCGTGCAGATAGTGGACATGGATGCAACAAAGAAGATGCGTGTATTACAGGAGAATGCACAGTATTTCGAGGACAATTCACCTACCATGGTGCAACACAAAAAAGAAAATGTGACGGGTATTACCTTTAACTTCATTAACGTAGCATCTAGCGGTGGAGACAATTCTCCTGCATCGTCGATTGGTATAAACTTACCAAACTCAGATTGGATTCGTACGAAACATGGTTCCAAGAGTATTAACTTAGGCAACATATCTCATGCCTATGATATGTCAGCTGGAACAGGAATGATGAATGAATTCTCTTATTCTGAGGAAGAGAAGGAGAGAACGAGACAATACGGAGATTTGGGGGATACGCTACATACAGCTTTACATGAAGTGATAGGTCATGGGTCAGGAAAACTAGAGCCAGGAATCACAGAACATGCCTTGGAAGTTTATCATTCAACGATCGAGGAGGGTCGTGCGGACCTTGTGGCCTTATATTATTTAATGGACCCGAAGATGATCGAATTGGGTCTGATGCCATCCTTGGATCTGGGTAAGCAAAGTTATGATGATTATATCAAGAATGCGTTAATCGTTCAGTACCGTCGTATTAAATTGGGTGGAAAGATTGAGGAAGCTCATATGAGGAATAGACATTGGATTTCCGCCTGGGTCTATGAAAAGGGTCAAGATAAGGTCATCAAGAAAATCAAGGAGAATGGTAAAACGTATTATGTTATTCAAGACTATGAAAAGTTAAGAGAGCTGTTTGGTGAGCTGCTAAGAGAGGTTCAACGCATTAAAAGTCAAGGTGATTTAGCAGCAGCTAAAGCACTAGTGGAGAATTATGGTGTGAATATAGATCCTGAATTGCACAAGGAGGTATTAGATCGATGTAGTAAACTCAATGCTGCTCCTTATAAAGGATTTGTACAAGCAACATACAGTCTTGTTTTCGATGAGGAAGGTGAAATAATCGATATATTACACAATAAGAAGAGCGTAGGATTTATGGAGCAAATGGTGCACTTCTGTGAGAAGTATAACTGCCTAAAATAAGCTAATCTTTATTATATTGCTTAGGCTAGTAATAAACCACCTAGGATTGCTAAGTTTTTAAGCATATCTACTAACTTAGAAGGGTCTTTAAACGCATTATAGTTGACAGCCGTAGAAACGAGCATGAAGAGTGTGAGAAAAATTTTACCCCAACTTACGCTATTATAAATAGCGAGAATGCCTGTAAAGAAAAGGCCACCAACTATCTGTAGAAAGACGGACAAAATGGCGAATAGACTTGAGTAGGGAATTCCTGTACTTTGAATAAGTTCTGAATACTCAGAAAAGTTCATAGCGGAACGGATACCCATAATAATAAAGAAAGCTGAAATGAGTAATCTAGCAATAAAATTCATGGATATTCCCAGAAAGCCTCCAGTTTGGATAACTGGTTGAACAGCGATGATACTATCATCAATAACTTCATTAGCTATAAGTCTGTCACTATCTGACAGTGGTCTAAAAGTGATTCCATCGCTTCCATAACCCAATCTATTCATATTACAAGACATATCTTATATATATTCTATTACATAAAAAGAAGCAAAGATACATAAAAAGAGGCAAAGTATTTTAGAGAAAATCGTTTACATAAGGAAAGTATTTTAGCCGCTTTCGCAGTCGAAATCAAGCCAGAGGAGAGTCTTTCCAGCCACGCGTCGTAGATCGACATCATCCATGCATGAAAGATGGAAGCAGGCGCAATAATCTACTTCCATGAGAAAGTCAACTAGCTTGAAGGCACCAATCAAATCTGTGTCTTTGAACACAATGTACCCATCCAAATCTCCTCCAAACTTTTCGGCTCTATCCTTGAATGTAAGATCAATAAGAGACCGAGCTTCCTCAACTTCACAGAGAGGTGCAATGGGGAAAATGCCAGATGCATCCGTTTTGAAGGTCTTGGTGTCAGTTCTGGGTCCCCATAGATCATCTTTCACGTATACGCACTTTTGAAGATCCAGAACTTCTTTTGTGTTTGTTGGTGGTTCCATTCCATTCTCATCTACAAGTTTGTTCGTAGTAGGATCATGGCAGTAATCGCATGACTGATCAATGAAGACCTTGGCTAGATCAGCTCGCAAAATGCGAGAAGTATAGCCAGTACTGATTACGACATAATCGACCTTATTTTTTTCTGCTGTACTCATGTAGTACTTATTGTTGTTGTTGTTGTGTTTGTTCCGTCTTTTTTTCGGGAAAAATATTATCATTTTTTAAACATAATATTATGCTGCTTATGCTGCTTATGCTGCTTATGCTACTACCAAGTAAATACTTGTAATTTAAAATTGATTAATATATTTAGTAAATAGTAATGTATTATTACGAACTAAAGTATGGCAGACCTTATCAAAGCAATTTCATCGAAACAGGAGTGGCAGACGAAGATCGAGAGGGAGAGCTTGGTGAAGAAATGGGCGCAGGAATTGGAATCCCAGGGATATTCACCAGATAACCTTAAAGTGGCTATCAATGTTTTGAGATCTCTCAAGAACACACCAAGAGACATGAAAGCATATGTGAATGTTTTTACCTGGAATATTTTCGAGAATGATTGCCATTGCAAATGTTTGAATTGTTATGACTCATATGCGTATGATAAAAACGATGAGGATCTAATGTCCGATGAGGCATTTGTTTGCAAATGTGCAGCTTCGGTGGGACAAAAAAGAAAAGAGTTCTTAGAAGCACTCGTGGTTAAAAAATCAGGACTTATTCACGATGTATTCCGAAACAGTCTTATCCAAGAAGTATCAGCTCTTGAAGCACAGCCACCAGATTGGCATCCAGAATCGAATGAACAGGTTTTGGACTTGGTTCATCCATCATTGTTTTGTTATGTTGATGGTATAACCAAGGTTTTGCCAGAGGATCGTCGTTATAATAAGAAACCGCAGAAACCAAATGCTTTACAGTGGCTTCCAGCCGAAGTAGAGATTCAAAATGGTAACGCTAGGTTCGTAACTGAGATTAACAATCTTCCACGAAGCCAGAACATTAGTTTCTATTTCGTTATTGAAAACATTTTTAATCTGTTCTTACCAGGTCTTACTGCGTGTCTGAACAAATACCTTAAATCAAAAGAAGAGCCTGTTCAGGATTTACGTAACTTGCAAGTTATAGTGAAACTTGCAAGTACTGTTCTTACACCTGAAAAACCTGAGTTTCCTGGTGGAAATTGGCACCTAGAAGGTCATGCTGATGAACATATTGTTGCAACTGGTATTTATTATTATCAGAATGAGAATATTGTCGATAGTGGTTTATACACACGCATTCCATTAAAAGAAGGTGATGAGGAAAATCTGAGCTATGGTCAGGATGATTTTAAGAGTTTACCAGTACATTATCTGCTTAAACCAGAGAGAGAACAAGTTGGAATTCAACATCTAGGCTCAGTTCAGACAAATGAGAATGATTGTTTGATCTTTCCAAACTTCGTGCAACATAAGGTGTCGACATTTAAATTAGGGGACCCAACAAAACCAGGAGTGCGTAAGATCTTACTGTTCTGGATCGTGAATCCAAATGTAAAGATTCTTTCGACCGGAGATGTTGAGAAACCTAATTATAACTTGCGTGATGCCAAACTGTATCGTGAAATGCTTATGTACCAGCGCAAGAATGAGGTGGACGAACGTAAGAAGCTGTATGAAACAGAACTGTCACTATGTGAACATTAGGTTTCAATCTAATAGCTCGTATCTAAAATACTTTGACTGTTTATCTGTTTGCTTTATCTTCTTGCGATAAAGAAACAATTATTATTTAAAACAAAATGAAGCAACTTTTTAAATGTTTTGTTAGTCCTAAAATAAACTATGCCTGTCTCACCTGTGGTTACACCCATCAGAGAAGTGGACCCATCGCCTATAGAAACTGATGACGAAGAGCAAACTCCATGGCTAGCTTTAACGATCTTTTCTAGAATATTGGAGTTTACTGAGGATGAACTTAAAAGTGTTGTTGAGCAACTAAGGAATGGTAATACTTTTAGGTTAGATAAGTCAAAAAAGAAATATACTGTGGGAAAGAGGTATTCATTTAGGATGCGTGCTAGAAGACGTATTCAGGAAAACCATAAAGAATTTTGGTTGACAAATGATGCGAGAAGGGAATTTCTAAAAGATTATGATAGTGCTGCCTACAAAACTTTAATATAAAAATATAAATGAGCAACCTAGAATGAGAATGCATTTTCATTCTTTAATATTTATAATCAATCCTAGTGATAACCTGATCTCTGAATGGATTGTAAAGCAATTCTTCTGTAAAATCCATAGAACTTAGCTGTTGCCATTTGGATGGTACAATAACGCTATCGAAGTGTATCCAAGCTTCTTTGCCTGTATCTTTATCAGATGGAAATATAATTGTGACGGAAAAAGGATCTGATTCGATAAGGGGATAATGAGTACCATCAGGCTTGAGAGATATCATACCAGAATGAATTCTTTCCCATGCGGAAATGTCTTTTTGACTGTCTATTGATCCCCACAAAAAAGAAAGAACTCTTACAGAACAGCCATTGTGTTTGCTGGAGTGATATATATGTGGATTTTGTCTAATATTAGCATTTAAGTTATCCACTTGTTTTTGAACATCGGATTCGGATCCTAGTATCTTATATGGACAATAACTATATTGTTTAACTTCCTTTACTGCATTGGTAACCATTATCAATTGCAAAATGCACCATTCATCTTCACTAAAAAAAGGATCGCTATGTTCTGCCCATGACATATCCACTTTGGTATCACATTCCTCGTAACTTTTTTCATCCCTAAAAATAACAGCATCTAGATGATCATAATCATAATACTCATAAGCCATCGCGCTTAATAGGGATGAAGAGGTGTTGATAAGTTTATCATTTTTCTGATATTATCAGTTACATGGAGAAAATTCCTTTTTAGGTTTGTGTTTGAGTGCATAATATTTTGAATGAGGATTAAAAACATCTTTAATACTGGAGGTAAAATAGATGTGCCCAGGTTTAGTCCAATGTTGA